AAAATTCCAGCCAATTTCTGAAAACGATTTGCTACTTGATTCTCTTCGGAAATAATTTTCTTCTGAGGAGCAGTCGTTCCAGTCTTACGGCTGGCTGATTCCTTAACACTTGATTTCTTAGTAACAATTTCACCATTGCTATAGGATTCGGCAAGAGTAGAATAAACCAACTTAATTTCACGAGCCGTCTGAGCTCTGTCAAACGTTTCAACGATTTTAAGTTTTTGGTCATTACTCAAAGCAAATTCCCTAAATAAACGGTTTGTGTACAGAAGTTTAGCATTAAGGATGTTAACTTCATGAAGCTTATCACGTAAATACGTAACAGCTTCCTTATATTCATTAAGCTCTGTTTGCAAATTCTCAACATGTTCATGAACTTTTCCCTTACCGGGATCTTCTTCATCACTAGCTGAAGCTTGTTTGACGCCAGTACCTTTACCGATACCGGAAGAACTAGATTGTTCATCTTGTTTCTCTTTATCTTCGTCATTATCACCTTCTACAAGGTCTTCGTCTTCATCTTCAGATTCATTAGTATGAGCTTCACGTCCACCGGCTTTGGCTCTTTTTTCAGCCTTAGTACCGGAATATTCGTCAAGTTCATCTTCATCCAAATCTTCAGATTCAGCAATTTCCTGTTCAAGTTCTCTAATGACAGCTTCAAGGTCAAGTTCTTCAGTTTCATCAACATCGACATCTTCTCCAAATTCATCTTCAGTTACGATTGGTGCATATTTTACACCATCGATTTCAATGATATCTTCTTCAGAAACACCTTCTTCTTCAAATTCATCTTCTTCAGGTTCTTCATCACCCATTTCAGGTTCAGGTTCACCCATATCTATTTCATCATCGTCTTCACGATAATGAGTACGTGCCATTTCTTCGGCATCTTCTTCTTCATCACCAAATTCATCTTCAGGTTCACCCATTTCATCTTCATCATCTTCAAATTCATCTTCAGCAAGTTTTGCTGATAACATAGATTTTAGATGAGGAGTAAAGGCTTCTTCTAAAGCCATCTTAGCGTTAGCTAATGCTGTTTCACGAACTGCTTTTGCATCTGCAATAGCTTCTTTCAACAAATCAGACATAATTAGTCTCCATATATGTTTTATATTGGAATAAAGTTATTCTGGAACTTTAATTGGGGTTGAAATATTTAGACACCGTAAAAATCCACGGTGTATTGAGGTATATATAAATATAATAAAAAAATAAAAAAAGAAAATTTAGTCGGTATATTTATTTCTTAATTTTTGAAGTTTTTTTCTTCTTCTTCTTTTAATAGATGGTTTTTCGTAATATTCTCTATCTCTAAGTTCTTTCAATAGACCAGAATTTTTTATTTTTCTTTTGAATAAAGATAAAGCCTTTTCAACATTATTATCCTTTACTTCTACATAAGGTAAACAATTTTGATATTTCTGTAATTCTTTTTTTTGTCGTCGTGTCATATCATAACCTTTATTTTTTCGTTTTAATATGTCAAAATTCCATTTGCAGCACAAATAACAGCAAGTAAAAATCCTACAACAAATCCTACACCGGCATATGCCCATTCTTTAACGTTTTTCATTTTATATCTCCTAGTTGTTTCATTAATCTTCCTTATCTTCTTCAATTAATTGTGCCTCAGATAGACACCCACGAGCTACTGCTGTATGAGCATCTTCAATCAAAATTATTTCTGAAATTGGTATTGGAAATGTATCTTGGTCAAATTGTTCATTAAATACATCTAAAAATCCAGTAACCAATGACGTGCCACCACCTATAACAATCGGTACTGGTTCTGGAAAATTAGGTACATTTTCAACACCTTCAAATTGAACTCTTAAATTTGTTAATAAATAATTAATAAGAGCTCCATAATAAGAACGAATTGCAATTAATACATTCGCCTCATCCGTCCCCTCTTCATAGATATCCTGATAAACTCCTTTTGATAAATTTAAAGTATCCGATGACTCTTTAATATTTGTTACTTTTGCTTTTGAAACTCCAGTATCCATCGATACGTTATCATCAACCCAATCACCACCACGACTTACACTAAAAGAAAGTGCTGTCATTCCTTGATACATAACAGCAATATTACACATACCAGCACCCATTGAAATAGCAATACCAGTCAACTGAGTATCAACTAATCCTTCATATCCAAGTGCAACAGGCTCTTCAATCTTCTTTACTTTATATCCATATTGTTCAATAATAGTTCTTAAAACATCTTCATGATAACTAACTTCTCGTTCCACATCAATTGGTTTTGCTGGAATACAATATACACAAGTTTCATTTTCACTAGCATCACCTAATAGTTCACCAATAATAGCATTCAATACTGGTAAAGAATCTTTTTCAGTCGGATTCAATAACCCGCTTTTCATAGGTCGTTTTAATTCCGCAGTACTGAATATTTGAGCATAGTTAAAAGCATGTTGACCAACAATATGTACTTTACTAGCTTTCTCTACAAATGGAATTCCTTGTCTTTTTAACATTCTTTTAACTTGACTTACTTCTCCATCAACCGTCAAAAATGCATTTCTTTGTTTTTTAATTGTATCTTCTGTAGCAGAAATATAAAATGATGTACCACAATCTAAACCTTTTGCCATGTTATAACCCTCTTATTAATTCTTTTAATTTATTCTTTTGAGTCTTTACTTTACCCTTAATAACTTCATCAGACTTTACATATGCTGATGTTGGTTTTTGTGTATTGATTTGTTTTTTCATCTCTATATCAACATGTTCAATTTTCTTTTTTGGTAAATCTACCTCAACTACAGATGGCCTTACAGATGGTTGTGTAAATAACTTCTTCGGTTGATAAAACTTGTTTAATAAAAGATAAACAATAAAACCAATTTGCCACAATATAAGTGAACAAAATAAAAATTCCCTATCCATCTCCCTTGACAGCCTTAGAAACAGCATCTCTACGTTTCTTCAAATAAGCATCACTATCATCTTCATCACCATCATTGTCAACATCATCATCTTCTTGACCAACAGGGTCTAAAGCTTCTTCAATATCATAGTAACGATTAAGAATATTTCCCATATCTTCATATAAAGTAGACAAACGTTGATTAACAGAATTTGCTTCAACAGCAGTTTTTCTAAATTGTCCTGTTAGTCCTTTGAGTTCTTTCATATTTCGTTTAACACTTACGCCATCAAACCAATCATCAGTTTCACTCAAGACATGATTTTGAGCTGACTCTGCCATTTGAACCAATTGTTTAGCAGCTTCCAAAATACCACCACCATTGTAAAGTTGTTTTCCAACTCTTGCATATGATTTTACTGCTTCAATTACTTCATGTTTATTTACTTTAGGTCTGTCATCAGCCAAATTAAGACCAATGTCTTCAACAATTCCTAATAATTTTATATCTTTCATAATACTGTCCTATTTGTAAACAACCTATCATATTGTTCTTTAAGGGGATGTTTTTTAGATTCTGTTTGTGTCAATTTTTGACTAATTCTTTGTTTTATAAATCTATCAGCTAAAGACTTTTCTTTATTGTATCTAGCACTTTCCCATTTCTTTTGTAATGATTTTGGTAAATCTGTTTCATTTAAACCATTATTTACAAATGAAGTGATTCTTCGTGCATCAACTCCTGGTATCTTACGATATCTATATTCTTCCAATCCTTTTAACCATTTATGAACTTCTTTTACAGAAATTCTTTTATCAACAGATTCTTTAATTGCACGATATTTTTTTCCGTTGATTACTTTGATTTCTTCTGTACCAGTACGTCCCATTTCTCTATCCCAACCTTGTTCTTTTTCTTTTTTCTTATACTTTCTTAATTTATCCTCTGCCTTCCTATATTCTACTCTATCCAAATCCATTTGCTCTTTTTCTTCTGGATCATCTGGGTCACCATCTTGTCTAGATTGTTCGTAATTATCTTTCATTTCTTCATAATTACTTTGTACCTGATCTATTTCTTCAGCCCAATCTGCTTCATTTTCCGGAACACCAGCATTATCTCTTTCAACTTCTTCACCACCTTCTGGTTCACCACTTGGTTCTTTTTTACCAAGCATTTTACTAAAGAATCCTTTTTTCTTTTTTGGTTCATCTTTTGGTTCTTCACCACCTTCTCTTCTTTTCTTTTCCGATGATATTGCTTTTGATTGTGCAGCATGTTGATCCAGTTGATCCTGTGACGGTGCACCGCCCATGTAAGATGTTGAACGGGGATCATCATACATTTGTCTTTCCATGTCCCACTGACTATCTAGTTGTGCTAGACGTTGTGCTTCTTTAAATTCCGCATCACTCATTGTTTCAAGGTTGGATGCAAATTCCTCGTCTGATTGCTCTTTGTTGAAAGCGTCCCTGACTCTCTTATTCAGTCCTTCTTTTTCATCACTACCCAAACCACTTGGTTCTTCACCACTTGGTTCAGCTTCTGGTTCACCACTTGGTTCAGCTTCTGGTTCAGGTTTATAATCCGGATCTGGTTGATTGGCCATATGTGACCGAGGTCCGCCAGGTCCATGTTGGAATGGATCATCTGCTGGATCGTAATCATCATCGCCACCAAGACCACCAGTTGTACTTATAGCAGTTTTCTTTGGTTCAGCTTCTGGTTCATCTGGTTTTTCTTTATCATCATCTGACATACCAGACGGACCATATTTAGCATAATCTTTAGCATCCTCTGGATCGTCAAAGTAATCTACTTTAAATTTATATTTACCAGCGTGTTTCCCACTTGCAGTTTTCCAAGTGTCACCACTATCATGTTTACCTTTCTCATCATCTGCTTCATAAAGATAAGCTTCTTTCATCCATCGTTTATATGTTGATATACTCATAATAATAGTCTCCTAAATATAAATATTACGTTCTAACCTTTCCACTACTTAATTTTCCCTAATGCTTTCTGAGCCACTTGTAGTAATTTTAGGGCACCCTTAGCATCTTTATAAACTCCTCTGTCTCCATCTGGATGTGGACCAAGTGAAATCATATATTCAACTTCTTCTTGTGCATTTCTAAGATGTTGTGAAAATGGACTTGATACTCTTTCCTTTACAATTTGTTCAGGTGATTTAAATGAAGTAGCATAAGGATTTGAATGAACTTGCCCCATTGAAACAGTAGCTTCTTCTAATAAATATTTTAATTTAATCATTACTTACCAGAATGTTGAATTTCTGTTTCTAAAAAACCTTTTAATACAGTTCTCTTATACATTGCATTATAAGCAGCTTGTGCATCACCTTTTTTGACATACTTGGATATTTCAGCAATATATCTTTGAATACTTCCTTGCATTTGTTTTCTCGTCATTACACCAAATCCAGGTATTTGAACTTTTGCATCCAAAGGTGTTTCTTTACCTCTTCGTGGTTTGGTAATTTTTGCCTCTCGAACATATTTAACTAAGTTTTTTAAACTAATCATTAAAATGCTCCATGTATTTGCTCATAATCACTATACATTCTTTTTGCCTTATAAAACAACATTTTATCCAACCTAGCTCTTGCACCAGATGTATCGTTAGCATCTCTCAATAAATCTTCTACATACATCAAGCCTTCATAAGCCTTTATAAGTCTTTTATCACCAATATGTCTTGCTAATTCGGCTCTTGCTCTCGTGTGATTATTTCTATCAGTTAATCTCTCAATTTGATTGATATAAGCACCACCAAGTTCTTTCTTTTCTGTTACAAGTCCTGATAATTTAATCATTATTAGCTCCCATCTTTTTTGCGATACTTAGTAAGTATCTTATCCCATACTTTATAAGGTCTTTCTAAATCTTTAGCGGCTTTATTTAATTTTGTAGCGACTTTATCCATATGTGCATTAAATTCTTTTTTAACTTCTTCATAATATCGTGAATCATTCCAATCATACATATCGGATTCTCTTGGACCATAATCTGTCTTTCCCCACTCTTTTAATACCACGGTCCAATCTCTTTCATAATAGCTAACATCACTCGGTACTTTAAGAGTAGGTTGATATCCTTTTGCTTCACTAATTGTTTCTTTTTTTTCTTTTAAAAGTTCTTTTAACTTAATCATTATTTTGCCACCTGCTTTACTTTTTCAATTGAACGACCAGCAAAATAAGCCGCATATACGGTCATCAATAAAGTTTGATAAACAGGTACATATGCTGCACCTATTGTAAATGCTTTATCACCAATTTCTAAATTACCATCAAACACACTTAATATTGTAAACACAAATGTAAGAAATACCAAAGTCAATGGTCTGATATTTTTACTCAACCAACTTCCGTGTTTCATATCGGCTTCCCAACGAGCAGATACTTGTGCTTGAGCAGCCTGTTCGGCTTGAATTAAAATAGTTTCTAATTTTTGTTTGGCTTCAGCTTTTTCTTCACCAGACATATGTAGGTCATCAATGATTCCACCTACATCTTTAAGTGTATCACCACCTAATAGTGTTCCGGCAGCGCTAGTAATTGTACTTAATAAACCCATAATTAATCGTCCGCGTGTTCTAATAGTTTAACATCATCTTCAGCATTGTTGAACCAAAAGTCAATCACTTTGGCAAATGAACCAACAAAGCCTCCTAACATAAGTAGTAAAATTTCTTTCCATCCACCTTGAACATCAACTCCATTACTCATAAAGTAAATCATCAAAGCCAATATAACGGAAAACAATGCCACAACAGCAATACTGATTAACCATTTTTTACTTTGTCTGAATTTTATAATTCCAATTAACTCTGTATTAATAGCATGTTTTTGATCTTGAATATAAAATTCTGAATTTGTTTTTTTTGTTTCAGCCATAACTTACCTCACTAATTTCCAGGCTACTTCAGCCATTTTTTTAATTGACAATGGTGCAAATTTCTTTTTATTAGATGAACTAAGTGCTTTCCAAACTTTCATAATAACGTTAGCAGTTTGCATATCTACTAAGTAACCATCAATCTTCATAGCTTGACGTTTTTTCAAAATTAATTCAACCCTTTTTATGTTTGTAGCAGCTTCATTTATAGATTCATTCTTTTTCTTCTTTTTTAACAAATGTGGACCTGCTGGTTCATCACCTACTTCACCATCAATACCATAACCACAACTACCTTCTTTAAATACCGGTAAACCTTTTTTCTTTTGAGCAACATTTATTTTTTTGATGATAGATTTTTTCATCTTCTTCTCTTCAGGTGTCTTGAATTGAGTATCAAAAACATATTGCATATATCTATGGTATTGTTCTGGATCCATTTTTTCACTTAATAATCCTTCATCTATATGAGGATTACTCTCACGTCCTTTTGACCAACTACTCATTAAACCTGCAAATGGAATAACTTGTTTTTTAAAATTCTTTAAAATAATTTTTTCATCCGTTTTATTACCACTTATCTTAGAAGCACTTTTGGCTATATTCATAACTTCTCTTGCAAAAGCTTCGTATGTTTTATAATACTTCCCATACGCATCACGATATTGTCTCTTATCACCTTCATTTACGGATTCACCTTGCATCTTTTTGGCATACTTGAAAAGTCTTTTATGATTTTTTCCCATTTCTTCACCACCTCTGTAATCATTATAAAAACTAGCAACAATATCAGGTAAACTTGAACCTTTTTTGAATTTTGATTTCAAGTACTTATCAACTTTATTAAAATCACTTATTTTTTTATGATCATATTTTTTGAATTCTTTATTCAATTGAGCATAAAGAGCACGAAGTTTTGTTAAATCTTCATTTATACTATATTCTTTAATAACACTATCAACAATTTCACCAACCATTGGTTCAAAATCTGGCATAACATCTTCTTTCTTCAAACGACTCTTTTCTTTACGTCCTCTATTTATGGATTCCTTTTCAAATCCGGATATCTTACCACCTTTATGAGTAGCATCTTTACCATCACCATTTCCATAAGTTCCTTTTTTACGATTGTATTTATTTAATTCTGCTCTATATTTTTTTGCTTTAGTAGATGACTGAAATTTTTTGTATTCATCTTTATAATCTCTTTCAGCTTCATTTACGGATTCTTTTATTTTATATTTCTTCAATATTTTAAGAGCTTCTTTTTTAGACATTCCCATTACACCTCTCATGGGCTTTGGCATCTTTAACGTATCTTTTGCTATTTTAACTTGATGTTTTTGAGCAGTCGTCAATTCATTTACAGATTCAACTTTTATCTTTAAAGGTTTAGCTAACTTCCAAGACAAATCTACTAAATCATCAACCTTCATCTTCAACATTTGATTTCTATATGAATTCATTTTTGGATGTTTAAAAATAGCCATAATTTCTCTAGCTGTTTTACCATTCATCTGGGTACCATCGACAGTTCCATACTTATTGCGTTTTGCTAACTTGTCTATCTTCTGAATAACATTAGCTTCATTTACGGATTCATTGCCAGTTCTTCCCATACTCATATACTTAACAAATTGTTTAGCACCTTCAATATATCCTAATAATTCTTTTTTATCAATGCCTTTAAACATTCTATCTTTCATAGCAATACTAAGAATAACTTTTGAATTTTTAGATTTATTTTTCGCTACTATACCATGTAATACATCCGTTTGGTCTTTATCCAATATACCCATTCCACCTTCATTTACGGATTCTTGTACTACAAAACCCATTTGTTTATATTTTTTTCTCCATTTTGGAGTATCAACAACAATTAATTCTTTTCCAGATGTCTTATGTTTTACTTGTATAACTTTCTGTTTTTTAGTTGTGATGGGTAAATCTGATTCTTTTACGGATTCATTATATTTCTTTCCTAAAGTAGCCCAAACCTTCTTTTTATCACTTCCACTTAATGTACCCCATCCTTTTCCTTTACTCAATTTTTTTACAATTTTATTATAATCTTCTATCCAACCTCTTGGTAAACCTGACGTTCCTCTGTCAAAATTAGGCATTTCATTTACAGATACAGATTCTTTTTTACCTTTCTCATATTTATCTTTAATTTTACCTATTTCTGCATGTGATTTTCTTTTACCAGCAGCTTGTTGAATTTTTTTCATCCCTTCTTTGCCGTATTTTTTTACACCGGCTTTATATAAAATACCACTTTCCTTTGTCAAGGACTCTTCTTTTTCCCACTTCTTAGCCATCTCTGGATTATTTGCCCACATCCATTTCCGTTGTTTTTCGGATTTAAATGGCACGAGATTAACCCCTCATTATGGAGTTAACAATTCTCTCGATATTATTTTCTGGAGTTTTAGATTGGACGGATTCATTTACAGGTCTCATAAATGCTCCATGTGTAGATGGGTTGGATACGAAATCAAACGCAATCAATTCAAAGTCAGGTTGAACCTCTACGGTATCTTCTTCGCCTTGTTCATCTTCTTTTATAGTTTCAACACTACCAAGTCCTCTTGAACTAATTCCTAATTTGATTCCCGATTTAAATAATTCTTTTAATATATTACCAGCAGGTGTAGACAATACTTCTACTGTCCCCATCAAATCATCACCATCCCAATGCATTTCAATAACATTATGAGATGCATTATTTAAATTCACAACTGAACTTTCTGGATGGTCGAGTTCTCCTAAAGCTCGCCTCTCTGTAACCTGATTTTCTAAATATTTTCCAACTTCTTTTAATAATACTTCTCTTGGATATACTCTACCATTTTGATTTTTGGATTCGGCTCTCTGTAATACACCCTTAACGACTAACTTACCATTATTTTCACTAATAGATTCATTAATCTTATCAGTTGAAATATTAAATGGTCTGACATCTACTAATAATTGTTTATTCATTATCCCACATCTCCCAAGTATACAAAAGTTACATCACCAGCTTTACCACCGACTGATGTCCAAGCAATTGGATTAATATCAAGTCTAACTGGTCCCGCATTTGTACTTTGAATATTAGAACCACTTACATATGTAGCAATACTTCCCGATTCATAAGCAAATGAATAATCCCCATTTACATTTACTAAAACATAGTTAGGTCTATCATGCCTTAATGGATATGGTCCAGGAGTTGTTGCTTTACCATAAGCATCTATTGATCTTGCCTTTGGTATTGATTTTGTACTATCATTTGGATCTGCTTGATACATTATCGTCCTCCCCAAGAAGTTCTTTTAATCCAGATATCACGTAAAATATCAGAAACTTCTTTTCTAATAGCTAACTTAATCTCTTTCATATCACTATCAGAAATTGCTTCATCAATAAACTTATATCCAGTTTGTTTTTCTAAATTCTTTTTCCTTTTCTTACTAATTTTACCAAACGCATTTGGCGTTTCGTATCCATCAATACTTGCAGTTGAAGTTATTTCACTTAACTTTTTTTTCAATAATCCCCTAGCAAGTTCCCTTACTAAAGAATTAAATTTTGTCGAGTTCTTTATCAAGTTCATAATATCTCAATAATTGAACTACTGAATTATCATTAGTTTGTTTTGACTCATTTAAACAAAATTTATCAATACAATTAACTGCTTCATGCAATTTAATTTTTAATACTTTGTCTTTAACTTTCTTTACTTTACTGTTTAATCTTTCTTTCAAAATAGGCAATTGAGTTTCAACAAATATAGAAAAATTATTTGTATTAGAAATATTACTTATATACTCCTTTAACAATTTTTTTTGTTCATTAGTTAAGTTGGAATATTTTTTATTAAATTTTTCCAACAATACTTTATATGACAAAATACGTAAATCCTTATCTTTTAATACTTTTGGAATAAAAGTATCTGATTTGGTTTTATTGAAAGTAGTTATTCCCTCTATTATAATAAAATAACTTTCAGTTTTTTCATCAGGTTTTAAATTACCAAATCCTTCAAATAATTTATAAATCGAAGCAAATACTTTATAATTAGGTACTTTAGAAGAAAATAATTGATTAACATCATATTTTTCTTTTATTTCTTTAATTATATTATACTTTTCCCGTCTCAATACAGAATTATTTAATTTATCCCTATGTCTTAATATTTCAGATAAAAAGAAATCAGCCTTTTTATCTGATTTGAATTTTTTTGTCACTAATAAATTATATAATGCTAATTCTTTTCCAACCTCCATATGTTCATTAAATCTTTTTTTAATGATTTTAAGAGCATCTGATTCTCTGTCTTTATTTAAAACATCTACAGTAACTTGTCTAAGTAAAAACTCAAACAAAAGACCTGTATTTCTCAACTTATTATGTCTAAAATTTGCCATAAAAAATTCCAAAATATTTAATACAATTATTCATATATAAATATAGTTTATTTTAGAATAAGAGTATTAATTAATCTTCTAATATATTTTCCTCACTTAATAATGAATTATTTGACTTTGGAAATCTATTTTTGAGTTGATTTAAAATACCTTCACGTGCTACAGCAGTATGTGCTTTACTTGTAGCAAGAGGCGATTTACCTTTAAACTCACGTTTTCCGAAACTCCTATGACGTTTTTGTACAGTATCGCTGTCATATACATCTTTTTGAGTTTCCTTTCCACTAAATGGGTCTTTTTTACTACCACCCCAATCACCAGACCTTGCCATTTCTTCATCGTCTTCACCTTCATCACCTACTGGTTGTTCTGCCGGATCCTGTCCTTCTGTTTCGATTTGTTCTAATCTAAATTTCTGTTTTGTATCTTCTACAATGTTCTTATAAACCTCAATTTTTTCTTCATCAGACATATCAAATATATTATCATAAACCCATTTACGACTAAATAATTTAACATCCATAGCTTTTTCAGCAATCTCCAATCGTTGATTCATCATTTCTAATTTTTCTTGTTCATGAATCATTGATGGATTTTGTAGTTCTAAATCAAAATTAATTAATTCAGCATCATCAAATCCTTGACTGTATAAATGAACTATGCCAATCTTAGTTAATTCACTTACAATAATTTTTTGAAGTCTTTCAATGGTCCTAGCAAACCGGACATCCTCAGCAGCCAATGTGGCTTTACCTCCACTTAATCCCTCTTCATATCCCAAGAACGCTTTAGGAATCCTAAGACTTGCCATTAACTTATTTCTTAGATATTCAATATCATCTATTTGATCATTATTAGATAAACCGGGAAGAGTTTCAATCTCTGTACCACTATCACCACCACGTACTGGTAAAAAATAATCTTCCGTGACAGACTCTACATTATATTTTAAATTATACTCACCTGTTGTCTGATCGATAACAGGAATTTTCTTCATCTTATTAATAAGTTGTTGCATAAACTGTTCAACTTCTCTTGGCGGTATATTCCCAACATCAATCTTAAAAATACGTTTTTCAGGTGCTCTCATGATACGATGTATCAACATAGCATCTTCCATAAGAGTTAATTGTTTAAATATCTTTCTACCACCTTCAAGTAAAGACCTACCATATGGTAAAAAATTAGTATCAGACAAAAGTCTAAAATGTGCCATCTCATAATTTTCAATAATTTCTTTTTTATCATCTTCAATTTCAAATTGAATAAGTTGTGGATTTGCTGGGTCGTGATCTTCTAATCTTGTAATATCATATGCTGATACAGGATTAATATTAACCACTCCATACTTATCAACAATATCTAATCGTAAATAAAAATCACCATATTTAGTCATATTACGAATCCAACTCCATAAATTGAATTCTATATTAATAATATCATAATATAAGTTATGTAAAATTTTATTAACTTGACTGTTCTCAGTTCTTATTTTTAAAATCTCACCTTCAATATTATCAACAGTAGATTCATCTGAATAAATATCAAGAGCCGAAGCAATAATCGGGTCTTGATCCATGAGTTCATAATCCCTAAACAAATCATGTTTACGAATTTCATATGCTGCTCTTCTATTTTGTGCAACTGAATATGGATTTGAATATGTATTCTGCATCAACCGTTGATACCTATCAATAAAATTTGATGTCAAACTCGTTTGTGTAAAATCCAAATCCTTAACAATTAATCTATCATCATCAGTTTTCCTAATAATAACATTAGATTGAAACAATCTGCCAAGTCTTGTAAAAATATTATCTGCCATAATTTACCCCAATAACCAAGTTAAATCTTCTTTTTCTCCCTTAATATCCATTTCCCAGGGATTTTCTTTAGGCCTATTTGGTGTCATAATAGGCTCTCTTTTATTTAAATTTCCAATTGAATTCACTAAACTACTCTGAAATTCAGAACGTTCTGACTGTATTCTTATTGCAGTATCTCTTATCCACAATAAAATAGAATAAGACATTACTAAATCATCATTATACCCATCAAGAGCTTCCATCTTTGAATTCTTATATATAAATACAAAAAGTTCATCAATTAATCGTGTTGACTTCAAATTGACCATTTTCTCTCGTGTATATTCTTCCATTTTTGCTACAACCAATGGTTTAGTTTTCACTGTAGTAGTAAAACCTGGAATTTTATTTCTATCAGTATGTCTATATCTGTTTGTATACTGCTGTTCAACATCTACAATCATATGATCTTTATCTTGATAAAATAAATTTTCATAACCTCTATCAATAATAGTCTGTAATGTTGCCCATCCTATATTATTATTTTCAACAACCAATAAAGCATCATTATATTTTGTAGAAAGTTCAATTAAAAAATTACCAAATTCGGTTGTTCCTAATTGACCTTTATATTCAGCTACTTGTGTTAATGACTCTAATTCAAAAACTTGTGCTGCTGAATAATCAGTAGCATCACCACGAGCCACATCCGCACAAATTAAATATTGTTTTGAATAATCTGGATATTCCCATATCCACAAATTTCTATCAATCCCACTTTTCTCTGTCGGCTCACAACACATATTTTCTTTATACCATTCTAATATTTTTGGATCAACAATCGATTGACCTGAACTTAAAAAATCAGCATCACATTCTTGAGCTGCCTTTGTTGGTCCTAAAATAGTATTTTGTTCATTTCTCCAATTTTGATCTCTTTCTGGATGTTCAGACCAATGTAATTTTACCGTATGAAATTTATTTAACCCATCCGTCGCATCTACCCAAGTTTTGTGAAACCAATTACCAACACCATTTGGTGTAGATATAGCTAAACAATCTCCACCCGTAGCCAAAGTCTGTTGAGCAGCAGTCCATATCGTATCAATTCTTTCTATAAAAGCGGCCTCATCAAGTATCAATAAAGATAGTGCTTCAGAACGACCAGCAGATTCATTAGATGCAATTGCTTTTATTTGTGATCCATTTTTAAATGTAAGCGACAATTTATTATTCTCAACAATCTGAGTCTTTAACCATGATGGTAAATTATCATACATAATACGAACTTTAGTAACAAGATTTTTTGCAGTATCTT